TCGGAATGTTCTTGACCATTTAATATAGGATTGTATTTTAATTTGCATAAAGTAGACCAGCCATACCATTTTCGATACGAAGTATGTTGTAATTGACTGCATAAATTGGGTCATTAATAGGCATACTATCGCTCATAATCTTGGCTGAGTCCAAGCGACTGAAGTTGAGTGTGCCTGTGGGTTGGAGGGAACTGGTTGAGAGACAGAAACAATAGAGAAAGAAATCTGGGGAAGTCACGAAATTTGTATGGTAATAATTCATGACATCAATAAAATGAGGCTTACCCCATTTATAGTTGCTCACATCGAGACCGTTAATGTTCAATTTGACTTTATTCGTGGGTGAAGTAAGTGCACCGTTTGTCGTGGTGTCTGAAGATGCGAGATACTTTATAGGATGATTGAATGTGAGATCTTGAACAACTTCACCCGAACCTATATTCTTTTGCACTTGGGTGATGAGGAGATCATGTTTTCGGGAAGCAATATTTCCACGCTCTTCGTTATCGAGATAGTAATAATTTGCGAAGCACTCTACGTTATAGTTTGAAGCTGCTGTAGCCCAATGAATACGGATTTCTACATTATGGTAATTCAACGCCACTAGGGGGAGGGCACATTGTGGGCCTTCACAAAAGAAGAAACGAAGGGGATAAAAATAGGATCGAGCGCTCACACCTGGGTGTGTACCGTTTGAACTCTTGGAAACATTTTGGGCGAACGTATCAATAGCGATTTTCTCGGTGAAGATGGCATCTTGGCTATCGATGAGGGAACCCCCGATATAGAGTTCCACTTTATCGATGATTGTATCCCATCTCTGAATATCGAGGGCTTGGGTGGTATCATCTATTGTAAAATAGACATACCCGAGAAGGTCTCCAGATCGTTCGAATTGAATACTGGACATTGAATTGTTTTTCACCGCTCCATGGATTGTTTGTTTTTCAATGGATTGTGAAAAATTAGCATGTCTTTTGAATGTTGAACTAAAGAAAGATATTTCGGGATTACCCATGATGTATTCATCCTGGGCACCGATAGCGATCAATTGAACAATACCAGCGGACATGGTATACTACTCTAAGGGGAGAAAATTACAAATTTGGTTTTCTACACACAAAACGAAGGACTAAGAAGTTTTTATCATCGGCACCCGCACGTTCGATAGTTTCACCATCTTGGTTACGGATAGTCACCGTGAGGCGGTCGAGGCGGCGAATGGGATCAATATATTGTGTAGCGATGAAGTACTCATCCCTAAAGTTCACAACCGCACCAGGAGTACCAGTGGTCGACAGACTCGCAAAAGAACCACGAATCATACTCAAAGATGCCTGTCCATCGTATACATTTGAGGCACGGTCAGAAAAGATAGAGTCTAATTCTTTGATAGATACGTAGCAATGTTCAGTATCCGCAGCTGTCTTGATACGAGCAGTAAGAAGTCTAGCCTGAACAATATTCTTGAGGGGTTGGTTGAGAAAACATGTGAAAGTATTGGCACTAGCTTGACCAATGGTGTCAATAGTGACGGTGTGATACTCATAGTTAAGATCTGGAATTGTCTCTGTTGGTGAAGTGATCAAAGCCATTTATAGTTAGCCTAGATTAAAGATCCACCAATTCCGTCAGAAATCTCATAACTCGCATGGTCTGAGACGAGCTTTTGGGCACCACAGAGACCACCTGGGGTCAGTGACTTAGTGTAGGCACTCCCATTCTTGTAACCGGGGGTGCAATCCATCTTATTCTCCAGGTCAAAAATGGAACCTTGACTGATGGGGGTAATCTTGATTGGCCTGGGTTGGTAAGCGCTGGTATCACGGAACATCATCAGCGCAACGATGATGAAGAACAAAACACCAATGGAAGTGAGGGCGTTACGGTTAGCCTTGTTAAGGTTGAACATTTACTATGTACATATATTTTTTTAAAGTGCGTTAAAGATATTTTTTTTAGTTTCTACATAGAGAGTAGATGGACGAAGAAATCGTACTCGACCGTGGAACTACACATGTGATGAAATTAGACGCCGACGAACAGGCACTCATGGATGAGATTGAGATATCAGCTCCTCGCCCCAAGCCTGTGCCACGCCCTACTCAGCACGCATATCGCCCTCAACCCCAGCAGCACCAAGAGGCTATGGATGCTTTTGTGAATCCCAATAAACAGTCGGCCCCCCATCAGCCCACACAAGAGGAGGAAATTGATTATGGTGAGGATGAACCCACATTTTACGATGATGAGCCCATGGGTCCAGGTTCCCAGGAAGAACAACCTTCTAAGGGATACACCTCTGTGGATGAGGAGAAGTCAGATCTTCTCAATAAATTGACTCGTCTGGAGAAGAAGGGCTTCACTGTGAATAAGAGACTGAACGCCTACTCCAACGTGGATGAGCTCAGGTCAGAGGTGAAGCGGATCACGTACAGTATTGATGTTGAGCAATCATTACGTTTCTCTAGGCGAATGCTCGTGGCATGTGTGACTGGTTTGGAGTTCCTTAATAAGAGGTACAACCCCTTTGAGGTTCAACTCGAGGGTTGGTCCGAGTCCATCATGGAGAATGTTGATGACTATGATGGTGTGTTCGAAGAGCTCTATGTAAAGTATCGCTCGAAGGTCAATGTTGCCCCAGAAGTCAAGCTCATCATGATGTTAGGTGGTTCGGCGATGATGTTCCACTTGACAAACAGTATGTTCAAGTCGGTTATGCCCAACATGAACGATGTGATGAAACAGAACCCCGATCTGGTGAAGAATATGATGGCTGCCGTGCAAAATACTACCAGGGCTCCTGGTGGCCCGGCAACAGATGCCCCCGTGGGTGGAACTGGTAACTATGAGATGCAGGGTCCAGGTATAGATATCTCAAGTCTCATGGGTGGTATCATGATGCCCCCTCCACCCCCAATGAACACCACTATGGGTGGGGGGGCCCGAGAGAGTGTACTCGACGATGATGACATGTCCGATATCATGTCCATCTCAGGGGACTCCACTGGTGGTGAGGTCAAGGAGGTGAATGTGAGTGCTTCCAAACCCAAGCGAACCAGGCGAAAGAAGAAGACGGAAATTAATCTCTAATTACTATATAAATGATAGCGTATTGTCCGCTGGAGGAACTGGATCCTCCTGTCCGACAGCAGAAGTCTGTCGTGAAATCCAATACCGAGGAGGTGAAGCCTCAGATCGGTCGTGAAGAAACTGAATTGAATTACGTCATCATGGCGTTCATTGTCGGCGTTGTTTTACTCGCCGTCTCTGATACCATCAGGGCATAAGTGTATGTATTATGTTTACCGTGGGGTATAGTCCCCCATAGTAAATTTAGTAATTGAAATCGTTTTTAAGAATTTCACTGTCCGTATCATCTGGGTCACCCAAAGCAGCACCCGTGCGCACAGCTGTGAATGCACCACCCCGAGAAGACATGAGCTCTACTGAAATGTCATAGGAATATAGCGTACCAGATTCGATATCCTCTGTGTTCGGTACGAGTAGTACACCGGTTTTACCCGTAGTGACCGTAGGACTCCATGGATATGAATTTGTACCACCGAATAAATTTTTAGTACCAATTGCTATATCCACAGTAGATGTACTCCCATCATGCGTCCCCCCCTGAATTTCGAGTAGCATAGTACTCATGTTTTTATAAATACCAAAAGCAGTGTCAACTAACCTCGCAACAGCCACAATCTTTGCATAGAATGAACCTGTACCAAAAACAAGTTGAACATCACTGGATTGACCCACCCCACGTTGGAATGTGTAGGCGTATTTCTTACATGAGACTTGATCAGAAGTTGTGATGACACCACCACCAACCTCGAGTGCCGTATTCGCAGATCGACCCCCTAAATCGATGGCAACTGCATTACCAAGATCGATGTTCCCACCGACGGTAAGATCGTTATTCACTGTGAGGTTACTCGCAATCACAGTCTCCGTAGAACCTGGATTTATATACACATTCCCTAGGGTATCCGAGAGAATGTTTGATGTACCCCCAGTTGTTGTGAATTCGAGAATTGCGTTACTTGTGGGGTTCTGGATGCGAGCTATTCCATCATACACATGAAACTTAGTCATGGGGTTGACCGTACCAATACCAACATTACTCGTGTGTACAACATGGAGTCCATCGGCTTCAGAAAAATCATTCTCTGCACCGATTGTTATACCAGCGGTTGAGTGTGTAGAGTTTCTAAAACCTCTCACATAGCCACCATACCCAGCTGTAGTGTACAGAAGCATTCCCGTTTTTTTGTTTGTACCGGGACTCTCAAGTCTGAACATGTCCAAATCCGTCGTTCTAGAATCGTAGAGATGTATGTTTGAACTGGGGGTAGCAGTACCTATACCGAGACGACCAGCCCCATCAAAACGAGCAAACTCAGTATCAACCCCATCTGTAATTTCATGCACAAATGTCATTGGGCGTGCAGTACCTTCATCGCCAATATTTCTATAGATATTCACTGAATCCTCACCAACGGGATTTGTTGTCTCAAACTCGATCCCTGAGAGTTTGAACTGACCACCAGCGGTAAATTCAATGTTACCCGCCACAACCAGTTTGTTCGCTTCATTGGATGGGACTGTATTGATCTTACCACCAATGATTACTGCACCCCCTGTTGTTATACGCAAAGGTATATCAACAGTTACATTAAGTTCAGTGAGTGGGAGTTCAGTAGCCAAATCAAATACGGCATCATTATACGTCTGAAATAGATGTTCTGCGGCAATGTGACGTATTCTCGTAGGACCTTCATCACCAGACCCTTTGTTACCCTTGTAGATGACAAGTTCGTTTTTGGCTTGATCAGCGCCATACCGTCTTTCGATAAATGCAGTATTTCCAAATAAACTTCCCTCGAGACCACTGAATGTGAGTTGATTTCCAATCACGACATTACCATTGACTTCTAACACACCTCTAGTGACATCTGTACGAATACCAACATTACTGTCTGCTCCATTGATGTAAAAAATAGTCGCAGCACTCTCAGAAACTTTGAGATAATTCTCCGAAATCCTGAAATCACTTGATGCACCGGAAACACCCATAGACCAACCAGTTTCAGCTCCATTATCACTTTGGATAAACGACACAAATGCGTTACCATCAGATGTATCCGTTTGTGCAGATATAATTGCATCTCCCGCTGATGCACCGTGATTGTGCACTAAAATACCATTTGTATCAGGGTTTGCTATTCCTGTAGAATAGACTTCCAGGTGTGCGGTTGGTTGGGTTGTCCCAATACCTACTCGCCCATCAGCTCTTAACGTCAAAATCTCAGTTTCATCAGTGTATCTATCATTGGCAAGGAGTATATCAAGTTTCGAGTGAGATTTACCAAGTACATTATCATATTTACCCATCTTGAATGTAGCTCTAACACCATCACGTGAAGATGTACCCTCACGTGTTAAATGCATAACCGTCGCCAGGTCAGGTGTTGTATTATTTATGGGTTGTGTATTTGTGACAACTAGGGGTGTTCCCAAATGGTTAAAGTTATTCCTATACACGGGCTGTTGATTGATAAATGCAGTACCCCCAGAGGTTTGGAAGAGGCCTTGGGGTTGTGTCGTCCCGATACCTACGTTACTATTTTCTAAAATAGTCACCTTTGCTGTACCCATAGTTGAGGTTTGACTTGCGAAGAAGTTGAGACCCTTCCCAGCACTCAAGATGTTTTCGATTTTATTTTCACCGGTAGCTGGGTTTGAATACATACGCATTCCACCAGTACCATATACCACTGCATTACTTCCAGTGACGTGGACATTTCCTGAAACTGTGAGAGTCTCAGAGGGGTTTGTATTGGCGATACCAATCTTACCATCAGAGGTTATACGCATCCTCTCGGCGTTCTTGGTTTTGAATCTAATATTTTGGTTGGTGACTGAAGTACTCGCACCATAGACCTCAATGCTACTCACGTTAGAAGCAGTCGGACCAGACTTGAGCACGAGAGCATTTGAGGTACTGTCGGCACCAGAATGATCTGCGTGTACTGTCACCGATACATCTGAGAAGACACTTCGGGTTTGAATGTTTGTAGTCACAGTGTTACCCACAATTGTCAGTGTGTTTCCGGAGGTGAGGTTCGCAAACACTTTGGCACCCACGGAAAAGTCATCAATTGGGGAAAGATTGGAAACACCTGAGGGGTAGGTTCCTACCGTGCGTAGCGCGACCATTTGAACATTGGCCCCAAATATGACAGGTGTAAGAGAAGTTGCATCAATTTGCAACAACTCGTTTGTACTGACGATACCACCATTACCCAGGTTTAATTGTTCTATAAAGACGTTACCAGTCGCATGTATCACATTTGAACCTATATCATCTATATATACATTAGAACCCACGCAGAGTGTATGTGTCGGGGCACTATTCGCAACACCAACAATACCTTCAGTGTAAAATTTACCATACACATGGACATTGACGGTATTCGAATCCATGGCAATCGTCTGTTGTCCGGGACCACCCACTGTGTAAGCACTATCGAACGTTCTTGAAAAAAAGAACTCCGTATTGGCTGTTGAATATCCAAACACCAAGTTTGCTTCTTCACCTGGGTGATCAGTCATTATGAGACCATTATCATACGCACCCCCTGGAAATCCATCAGCCATCTGAATGACCGCATTTGAAACAACCAAGTTGTTCGCAGCTAAATAGGTTAAATAATCGGTAATAAATACATTACCATCTACTCGTAGGTCACCGGTCACGTTGAGGTTACTTGATTCAACCACAACATTTCCATTTTTGAAAACAGCCGAGTTAAAACTGCCGTCATTATCTTCACCAACAGTGAGTTGTTTCCCGACAGCAACATTTGTGGAGTATGTATTACCAGTAACTTTCAAAACATTGGAACCAGCACTATTCACAACAAATTCGTTATTTACAGTTCTTAGGATATTAGATGTAGTCACATTCGTGGATAATATATTACCAGTCACCTGTAGGATATTTGGTCTTTGGCGATCGATGATAACATTACTTACACCAACCTGAAAATCATGGATTGGATTGGTAACACCTATACCAACTTGACTCGCAGACATACGAAAAACATTTGTGAAAGCAGTGAGATTCATATCACCTGTGGCAGTCAGAGAACCTGACATATTGAGATTCGCTACTGTGATTTCATCTGCTATGATCTCACCAGCTTCGATACTCGCCACACCCGTAATAATATCTTGTTCTCTGGGTGTGGCATCTAGACTGCCGACATAAATTTGGCCAGCTGTGACGAGAATGCCATCCGCTTGCGTCGCCATATACATTAATTACCGAATAAAATTCCAGCTAAACCATCTTTGATCCTGAGTACATTATAGTTTACAGCATAGACGTACATGTATGGACGGTCCGCCGCCTCTGCACCACGGATAACGAGTTTTGCGTTATCAAGCCGGCTAAAATTGCATGAACCAGAGGGGTTGTAATCGGATGCGTTGAGACAAAAGTGGTAGGCGAAGTATCGTGTCAGTGTTGGTGAGTGACTGGGCATATTGAAATGTGTCTTACCATATGTTGATTTGTAATAGTTTTGTGCTGTGTGAAAATATGTCGGTGACATATTTTCTAGGAGTGGTGTACCATTAATTTGTATATCAGCATTTTTAAACGTAAAACGATCCACGGTGAAGTTGATTTGAGATGTCCCAAATCCAAAGAAGAGTGACTTTACTGGATGATTGAAACTAGAAATATCTAGGACATTGTATCCACCTGAATCAGTTTTATTGTCTGTGACACTGTTGAGAGGGAATTCAACTCGTTGTGTCTGTGTGATGACAAAGTCTAACGTACGTTTCGTGAGTGACTCCCTCTCCTCAGTATCTAGGTAGAGGTAATTTCCATACATGGTCGCTTTCTTTTCAGATGCTGGAATGACTGCGAGTGTCGCTTGGTCAAATGTAATTCGTATTTCTACTTGATGACTCTGTAAAGCCACTAGGGGTAAAAATGCTTTGTGATCACAAAAGAAAAAATGGAGGGGTACGAAATATTTATTCGACAATGAAGCCTTGTTATTGAGTTCTTGGGATTTGTTGTATGTGTCCGCTAGGTAGTTTGGCCAAATTTCACTGTAATAATCAAAATGTTGGGAATCAACTTTTTGACCACCTATGAAAAGATCGATAGTCGAGTTGTAAAAGAGGTTCGATGCGATGTTGTCATTACTATTACTGTCAGCCTCGAACCAGAGTCCATTGATGACATCACCCAATACTGGAATGGTGATGGAAGTGTCACTATCAGTAATAGTTTTGATAAACTTGGGAGCTTGAGAGAAATTTGTGTGCCGTGTAAATTTTGTACGGAAAAAGGAATGTCCCTCATCACTTGTCAGATATATGTCTTGAACACCTTTTGAGACAAGTTGTATTAATGCACCGGACATTTAATTATTATTTAGATTATAAAAACAGACACTTTCCCTGAGGGAAGTCGCTCTTCTTTTCTTCAACCTGCTTCCCATGTATTTTGAAACCACCTTGTCTATACACTTTCATCCTTTTGAAATACATAGCTGTGAAGATTGACCAAGGATCATGAACATCATAGATGTGGGGATCATTCTTCTTACCCTTCGTCTCTCTCATAATTCTCCCAATGCTTTGGGTAATATCAGATTTGGGTGACGCTAGGATGACAGTATCTAGAGTGGGTATATCTAGACCCTCATGGGCTTGACTGAACGTCGCAAAGATGATCTTTTTCTTTGAGGACTCTTGGAGGGCAGCCTCTTTCATACCACCCATGTAGAGTCCAGATGTCTTGGGGAAACACTGATGAAGAAACTCACAATGTTGTCGGCGGTCACTGAGAACTAGAAGTTGTCTCGTCCCAGATGAGGCTTTCTTGACAAGTTCCACTAACATCCGATTTCTCTGGCGGTCCTCGACAACTTCTGTTATCATGTTGGGCATTGATATCTTTCCATTCCGCATGGAGGGTGGTGGATTCCTGTAATTTGGGGACTCGAATGTTATTGGAAAAACCTCAACCTGTTCCTGATTTTTTCTCTCAACCGCAAAGAATGTTGGTCCCATGAACCAATGAAGAACCTTGGTGAGACCATCTTTCCTCTCTGGGGTTGCTGAGAGACCAAAGATATGTCGAGGACACATCTTAAAAAGACTCTGACTGAACACCTTAGCACAAATATGATGCGCCTCGTCTACGATGAGTGTTCCTACAGAGTCAAAGTCTGAGAAGCTATATTCCTTTAGGGACAACGACTGGAGCATTGCGATGACAAAATCACACGCAACCTCTTTTTTGTCCTGCTGTACAACACCAATCGTAGCACCCGGGCAAAATTGTTGGATGCGCTCCCTCCACTGGTCAGCTAAGAACTGTTTGTGTACGACAATCATGGTCCTGTACCCCAGTTTACATGCTATAGCCAAGGATACCGTCGTTTTGCCGTAGCCACATGGTAAAGAAAGGACACCATGCCCTGCTTTAATTGCTGCTGTGAGTGCCTCATTTTGGTGTGTAGCATCTCGGAGTTGTCCAACGAATTTGGTTTTGATACGGGTAGGTTCGGGACGTTTGTCTTCCCGAGGCTCTCCAAGCTTATCGGTTCCATAGAATCTTGGAACGCAGACTCCAGTCTTAGTTGCTCTGAAAACTTTGAAAGGCGGTGGAGGAAATCCATAGTCTCCATTGACCACAGGTCTTACCGTTAATTCTTTTTTAATTTCTTGGATTGGTCCTTCACTCACCAGATACCCCGTTCTTGTAAGGGTTGTCATTAATTACTTATTTAAAGGGTACAAACTTTAAATGAGTATAAGATGCCTACCGTCGACGTTGAAGAGAATATTAAGAAGCTTCATGAAAATATTGAGAGAATGAGCCAAGAGGTTTTTAGACTTCAAGGGATGCTCCAAACATTTGAGGGGTTTAAGAAGGGTGGTCTTAAAACTATTGACCTCCCCAACGACCCCAATCAGGAGCCCGTTGAGGAACTTGAGAGTGTCCAAGAAAACCCTGAATAAGCACCAACATTCCAAATACCCTTGAAATTGATTTCAATTTCCGCTTCATCATCCTTTATTAGAGACTGAATGGGACGTCCTTTGACGTTGCACATCACTCTCCTATAACGGAACGGTACCTTCACTTTTAGAACTCTCCCATCTAGGGGGTCATCCACATTTTTATTTAGGAGTAGGTGTAACTTATTCGTATGCATTCGTTGTATAATTTCTGAAACCTTTTGGGGAATTATAAAACGGATATACTTTTTATCATTGAAGTCATACATGGGTTCATATACAGTCGCTATGAACTTCATTGATTTCTATTACGATATACTAAAATTAAAACTATAAGTAGTACGACAACGAATGACACGACCTGTGTCAAGAGGAGAGACTGGAGAGGCTCCCTGGTATCAAATTGTTGATGACTTAGGGCTCTAGAGACTTCCACAGCTGCCTCGATACTCGAATAAGGTGTGTTTCTCGGGGACATCATACCACACATCGCAACCTTGGAACACTTCCCAAAGAATGGGAGTTGTCCATAGAGACTGAGAACCCCTGAGGATTGGGTGAATTTCCAAGTATTCCCTTGCCACTCGGCACCCCAACCGATACGCATCTCCAGAGGTTCTGGGAGTTCGAGTTGCTTGAGTACCTCAGCCTTTAGTATATCAGGTTTAGATCCCAATATCTCCTCAGTGAGATTACAGATGACACATGACACAGTTTTACCATTTGAAAGTACTTTAGGTTGGAGATTCCATTTGGTTTTCGCAGCAATCTCGAGATCTGTTTTTATTTCGAGTATATCTTCGTAGTCGAGAAGAACATTGATAGCACCATATGTACTCTCACTCACTATTTGGTCGGCACCTGGACCCCAATTATCTCCAAGTACCTTGATGGCTGGACTATTATCGAGACACAAGAAGAGCATACCATCTTCTATGACTTTGCCATCTGAAAATGTAGCCATGTACGTATCTTCACCGTACACGACAGTCTCAAGTTCTGTATTGAACACAAAGTTTCCACCAGCTTCCATGACTGCCTCTTCCATCGCATCACACATGACTTTACCTGAAACCTTTTGTGTGTATGACTTGGAGAGACCAACATGATCCAAATTTCTTACAAATTCATAGGCTGACATGACATCCCAAGTGACACCATCCATAATCAGAGGGAGACTTTCTAAAAGAGCTTGACCCTTCTCAGACAATGTTCCCAACGACTCCTTGAGGGAAAAGCGTTTAAACCTTTTGGGTTGTGTGAGTACTTTCGCAAATAGGGTTATCAAGGTGCCATAGTCCTTCGTGCTGAGAGAACTGAGAGCAAACGCAGTGTGACTAGCACCATCTGATGGTACAAATATATCATCCCAAGAAATTCCCATCTCATTGAAGATCGACTTTGTATTGACAAATGCTCGATCGAATACGATCCTATGTGCGTGGAGATCACGAACTTCTTCATCAGGTTCCCACCATGATCCACCTCCTGAAAGTTTTCTATCGTAGAGTGTTACTTCATGATCAGTTGACCTGAGTATTTCCCATGCGAGGGACATACCGGTGGGCCCAGCTCCAACGATATGAATCTTCATTCTAATTTTAAGAGATATATAAATTTTCATGTATCAACGTATAAAATGTCACGAGTGCCACTGTGAGCCAAAGTTGAAGCGTCATGTATGACCATCCTTGATAGAGAAGGAATGTTGTCAATAGAAGATGTGTCGGGATGGGCTTTTCAG